AAGCCAGCCACGGAAAGTTATCATTCAGGCCTGGGTTTATAGCATAGGTCTTAATGCTAAAATCCACAGATCCGGCAACGTCACCTATGTACTCTCGGTGTGTGATCCGCACACGACCATCACCCCGACTGGGGGCCATGTCCATCTTTGGATCCAAGGCCGTGACAATTCTAGTCCTGGCCATAGGCGCAAGCGAGTACTTCTTGGCCTTTTCAGGGGTTTTTGCCTTAGGGCCCCTAACCTTTGCGCTTTTGTTCTTCTTAGAACTAACCATTTTGTACTGGATCCACCAAATGGAAAGTGGACTGTTCATCCCGCCACAACTCCTATTAAAGAGGTGCTCCGTGCAGTCTCTCGGCATTCTGTTTAGCACGACAATTTTACGCCATTGGCAACGTTTTGGGCAATTATGTAGCGGAACCCAGTGGCTGTTGTTGACCGAGCCAGCCTCTCGGCGCCTAAGCGGAATCATGACATCCTCCCGACTTCACGTCGGAAGGTTACCGCATTAAGCATTCCTGGCACGCCACGCGCATACAAATCGTAATACACGCGGCTAGCCGGGACTTCCTTAAGTAGGGCATCTTCAACTGAGATCCCCAACTTAGATAGGGACGCACGCCCAATCTCCGACTCAATGTCCTTTTGGAGGGTGACACAAACGCCAAACTTCTCCGCAAAGTCCAACCGAGTCACCTCGGAAACTGGGCGCCCAACACAGGCCCCTATCGGCCGTTGTTGAGTTTCCCACCAGCTGGTGCCAAAAATGGGATTGACACCTTCAGTCAACTCCAATCCACGCTTACCAAGCGCTGTTACGATTGGACATGCTGGATATTCACACAGCAAGCTGAGAGATTTTGCCCTTAGCAACCCTAGCCGTAGCTTTGGGTGCTTTGCTAGCGGGGAATGCGACCAGCCAAAGTTCAGCAACACCTTGACTGGATCGCACATCGCCACTTCGTCTGTGGACAACACCAACCCACAGAACGAAGCAGTGCGACGCTCAGAATGAACGATTAACTTCAAATCAAACCCCATCCCATCCCAGTCTCCTGAAACCAGCGGGACCGAGCTAACGAAGAGGCCGTCATCACCTTCAAACACCCCCCTGATCGTCCCACCCCTCTCGGATGCGACGAACATGGCTACCATCAGGTTTGAAAATCCATTGCCCAATGACGTGCACATGTCACCTGACATGCGCGTAGCAAGAGTCGACAGAGTGAATCCCCTATATCTGCAGACGTTGGTACCACCCAAGGCACCACATATGCGCGACGCTACTTTCGGAAAGTGTTTTAGCATATGTCTATAGAATAGGAACTCCAGACTGTTCATCACCTGCTTGGTAAATGAACCTTCAAATGAGGTGTAATCCGTTGCGTAGAACGGACCAATGTCACCAAGCTGTTCTGCCAAATAACTTGGCCGATTAGCCACAGGAACATGCTTGATGAACTCAGGTCTCGCAAACAAGAACTTCTCCATGGCGGCAAAATACGGGCCACTGAAGATCTTGAAGCTGTCACTACGTGAGTTGATCGCTCTTGGGTACTTAAAGTCCAGGTAAGTTTCGACTTTACAAAACGACTTATTGGCAACATCCAATCCAACATTAAAGTCACCCTCTTCCTTATACAGTTGTAGCAATTGGTTCTTGCGCCACAAAGGATAAGGTGAGTTTGCCAAAAATGTGGGTATGTCATCAATGTCGTCATGAGTCAGGCTTGGGGCGTTGTTATCCAACCACTCCTGCACAAATGTGCTCAGCCTCCTTAATCTACCCGGATTAATAGATGTGGGTTGCCTACAGTACCTATATAGGCAACCCTCCAACACAATTGGTGGATGACGTGCGTCAGGCATAGGCGGAGCATGCCTATCTAAAATTGGACCAACTTGATACTGGATAGGCACCCTAGGCCAATCTTGATCGAGCGTCGCAACGCACTTAACACCAGCCCGTATAGGACGCTGGTTTGGGAGCGGAACCTCACCAACACGATAGCCGTAAGCA